CCCAAGCTGGCCAGGGCGCTGCGCCCAAGGCCATGAAACGCGATGCGTTCCAGGCCCTCTCCCCTGCAGACCGGATGGCATTTGCCAGGGCCGGCGGCAGGGTGGATGACTAGGAACGGTCGATCCTGAAGGAAACGAGGTAACTTCCTATGGCAAACACCCTTACCAACCTGATCCCGGACATCTACGCCGCGCTCGATGTGGTCGCGCGTGAGATGGTCGGGTTCATCCCCGCGGTGGCGCGGGATTCTTCGGCGGACAAGGTCGCCATCGGCCAGAACCTGCGCATCCCGGTGACGCCCAAGAACGCCGCGGGCGGCGACGTGACGCCGGCGATGACCCTGCCGTCCGCTTCGGACCAGACCATCCCGAACGTGGTCGTCACGATCTCCAAGAGCCGCTACTGGCCGTTCAGCTGGAACGGCGAAGAGCAGAAGGCGATGGACACCGGCCCAGGCTTCCTGACCCTCCAGCAGGGCCAGATCGCGCAGGCGATCCGCGCCGCGCTGAACGAAATGGAGCTGGCGGTCGCCAATGCCATCCTGGCGGGCACGTCCCGCGCGTACGGCACCGCGGGCACCACGCCCTTCGGCACGGCCGCGGACATGAGCGACCTGTCCCAGACCCGCAAGATCCTGATGGACAACGGCTCGCCGATGAGCGATCTGCACCTGGTCATGAACACCACGACCGGCGCGAACCTGCGCGGCAAGATGAGCAACCTGTTCAAGATGAACGAGTCCGGCGATGCGGGCGTCCTGCGCAAGGGCAGCCTGACGTCGCTGCCGCTCGAGGGCTTCGACCTGCACGAGTCGGCGCAGGCCGGGCTTCACACCAAGGGCACGGGCACGAGCTATGTGTTCAACGGGGCGCATGCCATCGGCGTGACCTCGATCGTAGCCAAGACCGGATCCGGCACGCTCGTGGCGGGCGACGTCGTCACCTTCCAGAACGATACCAACAAGTACGTGGTCAACACCGGCATCGCGGCCCCTGGCACCTTCACGATCAACGCGCCCGGTTTGCTCGTGGCGCACGTGGACGGCGAGACCATCACGGTCGGCAACAACTTCTCGCAGAATGCCGCCTTCTCCCGGAATTCCGTGCTGCTGGCCACCCGGCTGCCCGCGGTCCCGAAAGACGGGGACCTGGCGCTGGACCACCTGGAGGTGACCGATCCGGTCTCGGGTCTCGTGTTCGACTTCGCGGCCTATCCCGGCTTCCGGATGATCGTCTACCACGTGTCCATTGCGTACGGCGTGGCCGTGATCAAGCCGGACTTCGTGGCCCTGCTGATGGGCTAGGAGGCTGAGATGGCCAAGCCGAAGGCTGCGGCGAAGCGCAAGGCCGCCGAGGACGGCCTGATCCTCGTCGAGAAAGACGGCGAGCAGATCCGGGTCCACCCCCTGAGCCTGGAGAACCACAAGCAGCTCGGGTGGAAAGTGGTGGAAGAGCCGGCCGTTTCCGTGGAAACGGCCGAAGGCGAGCCGGAGTCGGACGACGAGTCTGGCGAGGGCGAGCCGGAGGACGCGTAACCTCAGGAATTTCAGCCCTACCCTTCCGGGGCTGGTTCCCTGCCCCGCCGCCGCAATGCGGCGGCGGGGAGTAGAAAGACACCATGCCTGACCTTCTGACGCCCGCGCAAGCCGCCAATTTCGTCCGCAGCAATCCCAGCGACGCGGTGATGCTGCAGCTGCTGCCGCTCATCAACAAGTTCATCGAGCGCGCCACCGGCCGGGACTGGACGCAGGACGTGACGTTGCACCCCCTGGCGATCGCCACGGCGGGCATGGTCCTGGTGCAGTGGTATGACAACCCGTCCCAGATCGGGCAGGGAGGCTCGATGCCCTCCGGCATCGAGAGCGCACTGGCGCAGCTGGAGGCGGAAGCGCTGCGCTATCGAAAGTACGAGTTCCGAGGCATCACTGGCGTCGGTTACATCTACCTGCCTGGCGCCATCTTTGGAGATGTGGTGATCAAGCTGATCGGCGTCTATGGCGTCTTCGGCGACCAGTCCGCCAATTTCGAGAGCGCCATCCAGTACGACGGCGCCCTGCACCAGCTGACGACGGCGAACTGCTTCTGGAACCGGTACGCCATCGTCCTGAAGTCGCCGGGAGACGATGTGTATCCATGATGGTTCTGACGGCAAAACCATGATTGACACCTTTGCCAACGCCGGAGAGCTCCGGACACCGATCACCCTTCAGGTGCCGACCATCGGCACGGATCCGTCCGGCGCGCAGACGATCGCCTGGGCCAATGCCCCCGCTAATCCGGTCATCCTGGCCGGCTGGGTGAACGCCCACCGGGATAAGGTGATCGCCAACGAGGCTCTGAAATACGTGCAGCGCGCGACGGTCACCATCCGCTACCGGAACGATATCCTACCGACCTGGCGCATCGTCAAGGACGGCATGAACTGGACCATCCTGAGCATCGACGACGTCCAGAACCGGCACCGCTGGATGGAATTGATCGTCGAGCTGCAGCGAGGAAGCGTGTAGCATGACCTGCCGGTATGTGATGAGCCTGAAAGGCCTGGATGATTTCCTCGAGGCGTTCGCGCAGGCCGGGCAGAACGTCGACCAGGCCGTGGCGCAGGCCCTGCAGGCCGGCGGCGACGAGATCCTGGACGAAATGCTGAGCCGCGTGCCCGTCGGGAAGGCGCCGCATGATCCGCATCCGGGCAACCTAATGCGGCATCTCGTCCGGACGCCCGCTGCGATCTCCGGCCACTTCGTTTCGGTGACAGTCGGCCTGCAGGACGGCACGGACGCGGAGACCGCCATCTACGGGAACGTGCAGGAGTACGGATCCGCCCACGTGGCCGCTCAGCCCTACATCCGGCCCGCCTTCGACAAGAACCGGTCGGCGGTCCGCAAGGCCGAGGTGGCCGCCCTCAAGGCGGTGGGAGTGCCGATCGGATGAGCACCATCTTCGATCTCGTTGTGGGCGCCCTGAATTCGCTCAACCCGCCGGTGCCCTTCGCCTACGGCCAGCTCCTGATCCAGGACGGCAGCGACTTCCCGGACACGTTCATCGTGTATATCCGGGTGAGCGCCAGCGGATACCAGTATGCCGACAACGAGGAGACGGAGCGCTATTACCGCATTCAAGTTTCGACGTTCAGCCGTGCCGGCGTGGTCAACCTGCCTGACGTGGAAAGCGCCATGCTGGCGGCCGGCTTCGTCCATCTGTCCACAAGGGACCTGCCCTATGACGAGATCACCCGTCACTACGGAACGGCCACCGATTATGTCTACTACCTGGAGGTGTAGCAATGGCAAACTATAAGTCGGCTGTCGGTGTCGACAGCATCTACTATGCCCTGGTCACGCAGGACGACCAGAACGCATACGCGGCGGGCACGCCCGTGTACCTGGCGCCGGCGATGACAATCGTCAACACGCCCAAGGTCAACACCAAGGTGCAGTTCGCCGACAACCAGCCCTTCGACGCGCTGCTGGCGGAAGGCGAGACCGAGATGCAGGTGGAGATCACCAACGTCCAGCTCGCCGACCTGGCTGCGCTGCTCGGCCGCCAGTACGACGCAACGGCCGCCCGCATGTACGACAACGGCGGCACGCCGCCCTTCGTGGCGGTCGGCTTCCGGGCCAAGAAGAGCGACGGGAAGTACCGCTACTTCTGGTTCCTGAAGACCATGTTCTCCACGCCGGTGGACGAGGCCGCCTCCCAGAGCGACACGCCCGACCCGAAGAGCGTCAAGCTGAAGTTCACGGCGCTGCGGTCGATCTTCCAGTATTCGCTGCCGAACAGCGTGATCGATTCGGTGAAGCGGGTGATGGGCGATACGGCCGACAGCGGCTTCAGCCCGACCGGATGGTTCAGCGCGGTCCAGGTGCCTGCCTACGGCGGCGCCCCGACCCTGACCTGCACGCCGGTCCCGGCGAACGGCGCAACCGGCCAGGCCCTCGGCGTGACGATCACCCTGACGTTCTCGAACGCCCTGGCGGGCGGATCCGAGAACAACATCGGGCTGCTCCGGACCGACACGATGGCGGCGTTCACCGTCACGCGCTCGATCGATCCGACGCGCAAGATCGTGACGCTGGCGCATGCCAACTTGGTCGCAGGCAAGACCTGGCTGATCACCGTCAACGGCGTCAAGGACGTGTTCGGCCAGTATCTGGCGGACGCGGTGTTCAACTTCGCCACGTAAGAGCTCGAGTGACCCCGGGCGGGACGGTGCGGAGCCGTCCCGCCCTGAAGGAAGGAAAAGGCAATGAACACTCCGATCAAGATCACGTTCTACGACGGGAACGACGAGATCGTGAAGGAATTCTCCCGCGCGACCATCCCCTGGGGGATCCTCAAGCGGGCCGTGTCCCTCTCCCGGTCCGTCGGCAGGGACACGCAAGAGGTTAGCGGGACGCAGCTGGACGAGATCGCCCAGCTGGTGGTGGACCTCTTCGGCGGCCAGTTCACGGTGGATGAGCTGAACAAAGGCGTCGATATCGGCGACATGATGGCCATCCTGGATGGGATCGTGACCCGCGCCGGGGAGCTGGTGAGGGCGAACCCTACTACTCCGCCGTCTTCGAAGAGGAAGAGATAGACGACGGCGGGGCATGGACGCTGGACCTCGAATGCGTGATCGTGGACACCTTCCACTGGTCCCTGGCCGAGATCGATCGGACCGACATCGAAAGCCTGATCCCCTTCGTGTTCCACTATCCGCACTGGAAGGGCCGGCAGGCAAAAGGCGGCGAGCCGCGCAGGGCCCTCTACGCTGATCAGGCGGACTGGTTGTAAACATGGCTGATGCAAGCAATCTTCAAGGCAAGCTGGGCATCGACACCGGCGATTTCCAGAACGGGATCCGGGCCGCGAACCGCGAGCTGAAGACCCTGGAAAGCGGCTTCCGCGCCGGCGTGTCGGCGATGGGCAACTGGGCGAACAGCGCGAGCGGCCTGGAGGCGCGCGCCAAGACCCTGACAGCCGAGATCGGCGTGCAGCAGCAGAAGATCGCCCTGCTCAACCAGCAGTACCAGCAGCTGGTGCAGGACCAGGGCGAGAACTCGGTGGCCGCCCAGAACCAGCAGATCAAGATCAACAACGCCACCGAGGCGCTCGGCAAGATGCAGAGCGAACTGGACACGACCAACACGGCCTTGCAGGACACGACGACGGACGAGAAGCAGGCGGGTCAGGCCACGGAGAATTCGGGCGACCAGGCCCAGACGGCGTCCCAGCATTGGGAGAACTTCAAGAACACGGTGAACGGTGTGATGGGCGTTGTGAAGGCGGTGGCGCTGGCGATCGTGGGCCTGGCCACTGCGGTCGCCGGCGTAGCAGGAGCGCTGATCGCACTCGAGGTCAAAGCCGCCGGCAGCGCGCACGATCTCGAGGCGCTCTCGGCGCAGACCGGGATCAGCAAGCAGCGCCTGCAGGAATTGAACTTCGTCGGACAGATGGCAGGCGTAAGCCTGGACACGATCGCGAGCTCGCAAGCCCGGCTGGTGCGTGCGATGGGCGCCGCAGAGCGCGGCACGAAGACCTCCGTGGCTGCCTTCAAGGAACTGGGCATCAATATCTACGACAGCAACGGCCACCTCCGGAACCAGAACGACGTCTTCGCCGAGGCCCTGACGAAGCTCGGGCAGATGAAAGACGCGACGCAGGCCGACGTGGTCGCCCAGGAGCTCTTCGGGCGGAACGCGATGGAGCTCAATCCCCTGATCAAGCTCGGCGCGGACGGGATCGCCCAATACTCGGACCAGGCGGAAAAGCTCGGCGCTGTGGTGGACGACCAGACGCTAGATGCGCTGAGCAACCTGCAGGACCAATTCGATGCGTTCAAGCTCGGCCTGCAGGGGATCGGCATGACCCTGGCGGGCGCTCTAGCGCCGTTCTTCGGCGGCGCCATGCAGACGGCCCTCGGTTATCTGACGCAGCTGTCTCAGATCGTAAAGGGATCGGGCGGCGACTTCGGCAAGCTGGCGCAGGGCCTGGCCGGCATGTTCACGGAGATCGCCAAGAACGCCGCCAGCTCCGCACCGCAGATGCTGAAGGCAGGCCTGGCCGTGGTCCAGGCGATCCTGACGGCCATCATCTCGGCACTGCCGTCCCTGCTGGATGCGGCCGTGCAGATCATCCACAGCCTGATCGATTTCATCGTCCAGAACCTGCCGATGCTGATTCACGCCGCGGTCCAGATCGTGGTGACGCTGGCGAACGCCATCATCCCCCTGCTGCCGGAGCTGGTCAACGCAGGCCTGCAGGCCATCGTCTATCTCGTCGCCGGCCTCTCGCAGGCGCTGCCGTCGCTGATCCCGGCGATCGTCAAGGTGATCCCCGAGATCGTGAAAGTGCTGATCCAGAACATGCCCGCCCTCATAGCCGCCGGCGCCATGCTGCTGATCGCAATCGCCCAGGGGATCGTCGATTCCATTCCACCCAAGTCCCAGCAGGCCATGCGGGATTTCGTGCAGAACCTGGTGGTGAGCATCGCGTACTTCATCATCGACCTGTTCGCTCTTGGAAAGCAGATCGTCGAGACGATCCATACGGGGATCCTGACGGCGCTCACCGTCCTTGACCTGCTCGGGCAGCTGATCTACACCCGCATCCGCACGGCCGTCGTGAACATGATCGGGAGCATCCAGAGCATCGGCCAGGCGATCGTGCAGGGCGTGTGGCAGGGTATCCAGAACGATGCGTCCTGGTTCCAGAACCAGATCTCGAACTTCTTCGGCAACATGGTCACGAGCGTCAAGAACAGCCTCGGGATTCAATCCCCCAGCAAGGTCTTTGCCGGCATCGGCTCCAATGTCATCCAGGGCTTCGCCCAGGGCGCCCAGGACGAGTTCGCAAAGATGCAGGCCCAGCTGGCCGTATCCTTCGGCGGTCTGACGGCCCTCCCGGCCCTCGCCGGCGGAGCGGCGGCCGGCAGCGTGAGCACGCAGAACGAGAGCTTCCAGTTCTTTGCCCCGGTGATCGTGCAGGGCGCCACGCCGACCGGGAGCCTGGGAGCCACCCTGAAAGGCAAACGGTTCTAGGACCGTTTCCGTGGAAACGCCATGCTGATCACCATCAACTCCTTCAACGGGAACGCCATCAATGACGGCGCTAGCTACCGGGCCTATGGCCTGAACTTCCAGAGCCGGCAGGCCGCCAAGCCGGTCTTCCTGGACCAGCCCCTGGCCGACAGCGTCGACAGTGGCATGTACACGCTGGACGTCTGGTCGCCGGTCATCGACATCAAGATCACGAACTACGCCAACCGCTGGGCCCTGATCAACCAGCTCAAGCAGTGGTGCCGCCGCGGCACGAGCGGCAGCCTGGTGGTCACGTTCAGCGACGATGGGCTGCAGTACCAGATGCCGTGCCGCGTGGTGAACCTGGTCCAGGATCCGACCTACGGCGATCACTGGACGCTGACGCTGCAGACCGGCGTCACAGCCTGGCGCGCGGTGAACGCCGACTCGGCCGGGGCCTGGAACCCTACCGGCACAGGCGGCACGGACGCGATCACGGTGGGCGGCAACGAGCGGACGCGCCTGATCGCGAGCCTCACCCCCTCCGTGGGGCCGGCCAGCAACTACCTCTACCAGAACATGTACCAGATCATCAACGTGCCGGGCGTGAATCACGGGCTGCGGCCGTGGGTGATCATTGTGAACACCTCGGCGCTGGTCGGGGCCGGGAAGATGCGCAGCGACTGCGCCGATCTGCGCCTCTTTGCCGATGGCAAGGAGATCAAGCGCTGGATCGTGAACCCGAACTCGACCACCACGCAGGTCCTCTTCAACCTGTCCTACGGCCCGGGCTTCAGCCTGCCGCTGGGCACGGCCGTCGCCTCGTCGGGCGCGATCTCGCTCCTGCAATTTTCGGTGAATGCCACAAACGTGGCAGCCATCAAGGCCATGCCGGCCAGCGGGGTCGTAGTCCATGGCACCGAATGGATGGCCTACAGCGGAAAGAACGCGGCCGCCTGCAACCTGACCATCACGAAGCGCGGCTTGAACGGGACCGCAATGCAGGCGCACAACCCGGGGGACGTGTTCAAGTTCATGGAGCACGTGGTCGTGATGTACTACGGGAATTCCAGCGCCGTCGATCCGGCTACCCTGGACAGCACCTACAACGCCACGCAGCCGCTCTGCAAGTTCCCCAATAACGACAATACGCAGTGGGCCTGGGACAGCGCCACCCTGTTCTATGATCCCGCGAACCCCGGCCGCACCGGCGGCTGGAGCCCCTACAACAAGGCTCTGGGGAGCGTCAGCCACACCTACCTGATCACCCAGGACGGCGCCAGCGGGAACCCCGCGCTTGGAGCCGCGATCGGCGCCTACCTCTCCGGCGCATTGGTGAAAGCCGAGAACGCCGTCCAGGCCTGGCAGCTGCACGTCGAAGCCTGCATGGACCAGGTGTCGATGACCGGGGCGAAGAACATCGTGGGGAACAACTGGCCGGCCCTGGCTGCGCTCCAGAGCAGCCCGAACGGCAGTTCCTGGGCATCCGCCTGGACCGAGGCCAAGCCGTCCAGCTCCTGGCAGTCCTGGACGCACAACAGCGTCTCCGTGCCGACCACATCGAAGTGGCTGCAGCTGGCCCTGGCCGGAACGACCGGCGCGGTCTCTGGGAGCCTGGCGGACTTCGAAGGCCTGACGGCGACCGTGGTGTTCGTTTCCGCCAA